CAACTATATTGTTATATAACGATACGTCGGTTGCGGAAAGCGGATGAGGCGAAGGACGGATTTCAGCGGGATTGCGGTATCGATTTTTCCCCGGCATTTTCCAGCTGCATTTTCCCCATCAACTCAAAGCAACCACTCATCGATGAATATCGTTATATTGCTATACAGCGATATTCAACTATCTAATAGCTGTATTATCAGAAGTTATCTTGATAACCAACAACTTACAACAATGTCGCCTTATACTCATACGCATTGCATGGCAAGCGTGCAACCGGTACTAATATAATACGTATGGCAATACGCAAGGTATGGCAAGACATGGCAAGGCGGATAGACAGACAGACAGACGGGACAGACAGACAGACAGGACGTGACAAGGTAGCGGCGGCGTAGCGGCGGCGGGCGGTACGTGGCAAGGTAGCGGCGGCGGCGGCGTAGCGGAGGTGGCGGCACGGGTGGGGGTAGGGGAGGGGACGCGCGCGAGGGGCGGGGGGAAAGAAGACCCTAATAAAAATATAAAAAATATAAAATAAAAAAACGCAACATCGCTTTATTTCAGTTATTTACCACCAGCGGGACTTGAACCTGCAACCTACGGGGTAGAATCCCGTTGCTCTATCCGATTGAGCTATGGTGGTGTAATTGCGTTTATTTGCCCGTTAAACGCGTTTTCTTGTTATACTGCGGCAATGTATCGTTTTCTTGCTTATCTTCGTTTATACGGGCTTATACGCTAATCTTGACGTATTGCTCGGAGTGGGACTTGAACCCACACGGGATTTCTCCCAACGGATTTTAAGTCCGTTGCGTCTGCCGTTCCGCCATACGAGCATTTGATAGTAGGGGGATTGTTGTTTTTGGGAAAAGGGTAATTTGGGATTTGGGGGTTAGTTGGCTTTGCGGATGTCGAATGTTGAGTTGGCGTGGATTTTGATTTGGTCGCTGCGGAAGTGCATTACGTTTCCGCCGTTTTCCATTACGACCGCCCATATATCGTTTTCAAATGTTCCGCTATCCCTGACGTAGATTGCGTAGCCGTCTCCCATTTGGGTGACTACTGGAATTGGGTTTTTGAATTCGTGTATCACTTCTTTCCCTTGGGTTTTTTTGCTTTTTGGGATTTGGTGACGATGTACGAGAGGTCGATATTGTTTTCCTTTAGGAATTTTAGGATGATCTGTATATCGATTTGGAGTGTTTCGTTCTCTTCGGTTAGGTGATCTACTATCCTCTCGGTATCTTTTATGTATTTATTCAGCTCATCCCTTGCGTTGTTGTTTTGGGTTATTAGTTGGGATAGGAAGTTGCAGGTTCTTTGGATTGTTTTAGCGACTTTGAATATATTGAAGTTCGGGTCGTCCAAACTTTCTATTGTTTCGTCGAGTTCTTTTATTATTTTATCTACTTGGCTTGGCATATTTTTATTCAAAGCCTGAGATTTCCGCAGCGCATTTGGCGTATCCGGCAATATCGATATACGTATCGGCTGTTGGGGTCTTGCAGGCTCTTGCTATTTTAAGCAGGATCATCATATGCGATACGTCTGTTGCGGAGATTGGGTCTTGTGGGTTTGATCTGCTTTGGATGTATGCGTTCCAGAGGTTGGCTATTCTTTCGTGGTTTGCCAATGGTGTATCGTAATCTCTGCGCCTGTCTCCACTTGTTACCGCTATTGCGGATTCAAGTATGCTCACAACACGCCTTCCTCGCTAAGTGACTTGATTAAGCCTGCCATTCTCTCGGCTTGCGGGGTTTCCTCGCGGATGATTTGGTCGTAGCAGACGTCTCCGTATGATTTGAAGATTTGCACGTTGTTGATGAGCCAGCCCATGTGGTAGCCTTTCTGCATTTCGGAGATGAACCTATTTGTCAGGTCTCGGTCCACAACGAAGTTCAGTTTCCCGAACTTGTGTTCCCAGTATTCTTTAGGTTGGCAGTTGATATGCCCATGGCCTCCTTGGCCTGGCTGTGCTGCGCTAAAGATAATTGTCGGGGCTAATTCTGTTAGCTTTTCCACAACATAATCCGCTTCATACGGGTCAATATGCTCTGCGACTTCCAGACAGATTGCGAGGTCATACTTCCCCTCTACATCGAACATACTTACTTGTCTTTCAGGGCAACGGGGGTCTGGGTCAATCCCGTCCACTTCAAATCCAAGCTCACGAAGAGCCTTTACATATATCCCCGGCCCACAGCCTACATCTATTATTTTCATATTATTGTTAAACATAATCACGCTTCATTGCGTCCAGTCCATTTCCGTCCGCATACCAGCCTTTGCCTGTATATACATCAAGAACATCCTCGAAATACTTCTCATACATCGGGGCTACCTTCTCCAGCGTGAAGTTCTCTCCGAACTTACGGCAGTCGGAAGGCTTGATCTGGTCAATATTTTTGATCGCATCTACGAAGTCTCCCATGGTCCGGCAGCGGTAGCCTGTCTTTCCGTGGATATTGTTCTCTGCGAACGATCCCCAGTCAGTTGTTATCGTCGGTGTTCCAGATAGCAGGTTCTCGATCTGCACTCCTCCAAACGGCTCGACATACATACTTGGCAGGAAAGAAGCCTTTGCTTTTGACATAAGACGCTTGCGAGTCTCGACATCTGCGTATCCGATATACTCAACATGGTCAGGCAGTTTGTAACCATCCTCTTTCTGTCCAGCTATAATTAGTTTAACTCCAGCAATTTCTGTAGCTTGAATAGCAACATTCACTCCCTTACCATTATAAACTCGCCCCATATACAGGAAGTAATCGTCCTTCTCTGCGGAATAGGTGAAGTCTTCTGGATCAAAGTAGTTTGGAATAACGACATCGTACCAGCTTTGTCGGCATTGTCCTACATTCTGCAATCCACAATAAGCATGATAGATGGCGTAGGATTCAAATACCTTCCAGTTGGCCCAATGTCCTCCAGCGTATCCAATGCCTGGCTCTACGACGATCATATCGTTGTGGGCATCGCAGATTGGTCTTACTCCGCTACCCCAGAAAGGAAGCAGAAAATCGTTCTTCTGCTTGCGCTTACCTATCTCACTGATAGCATTCTTGTAGAATGTTTGATACGCATCGTCTTGGGTATTGTATGTAAAGAACTTACTGCGCCAATCGTGCGTTCCATACACTCGCATGAAGTCGTCATTCGTTAGAACAGATACGTGTTCCGTGCAGGGAAGGTCGCTATCTTCGTGTCCGAAGTGGATAACCTCATGCCCCCGTTCGGTCATCATCTTTGCAAATTTTACTACTTTTTGTGTGTAGGCGCAGGCGTTAAATACCTTACTACTAACGGTATGCGGTAATCCTAAGATAAAATATCTGTGTTTCATTCTGCCTCCCTTCCTAAAGCATCGCGCAGGCGGTAGATCACCGCTCTTGTAGGCTCCGTGTCTTTCCAAGGTGGTTGTTCCCAGCGGTCCACGACGGCCTGAGCGGCTTCGGTGATACAGGCTAACGCCTCCCTCGCCTCATCACGCTCCCGCTCAAGGCGACCTGCAAAGTCCGCAGGAACCCATTTCTTTTTACCGGCTTGATCGTCAATGCTTTTAAATGAAACGGAAAAAGCATCCATCTCTGGTGTATCGCTCATTTCCCGCCCTCCTTGAGTTGGTCGAGTTCGACGCGGAGTTCGTTCGCTTCGTCTTCAAATCCATTGCGATACGATTGATTCAAATAATCAATCGCCCTCTCCGCAATTTCGCGGAGCTTTGTGCGCTCATTATCTAGCCGAATGCTTATCCTTTCCCATTGAGCCGCCTTCTCCCGCGCCTCGTCGCGCTCGCGTCTAACTCTTTGAATCTCCTCAAACCTTTCGTTGGCAAAATTGTTTGATCCTTCAATTTGTTTCTCAAGACGACATATTTTCTTTATAGCCTCGTCGCGCTCGCGTTCTAGCTTTCGGCACAGGGTCGCGACAGGTCCGTCGTATGTCACGCCGCCCATCGTGTAAGAGACGAATGGCAGCTTCCATTCACTCTGGGACTTGATGGCCGCATCCGTCTCTGGTGTATCGCTCATTTCTTCTTCCAATCTATTTGGTCGTAGTTGTCCCAATACTTTTTCGTAACAGGACGGGGTTTATCACCCTTGCCTGCACCTTGTGTTTTTGTTTTTACGCTTTGAATGCGAGCCGATCTATCTTCGGAATTTTTTAGTTTCATAGGATTATTATTGTATTCCCTTTCGGTAATATAGCCAGCTTTATTTTACTAATTCTGACAATTATTACCGAGCAGTAAATTTACGGCCCTAGCCCGAAGCGTCCTTCGGATTCATCTGTCAATTCAGAATGCCAAGTGTGCGCCAACTCGGTTGAGAAGGTGATGGCAACCCAATGGGAAGCCAGAGGCATGGCGGGGAGTTTGTTCAAAGATCAGCCATCGGCATTTCAGTACCTACAGTAAAATCACAGTATATCGCATCTTGTGCAGAAATCAAATTATTGTTGAACAATTCTCTGCTCAAACCTCGCTTGATGCTTGATGAACTTAACTGGAATAGAGATCGCTCCTCCGTGTCGAT